CCCGCATGCTGCCCGTTACCGCCGTTGCGGTCCTCCCCACGCCAGCCAGCGCGCCGCCCAGTGCAGTTACCTTGCTCTCGCCTTGAACGTCAGCTTGGATCTGGAGCAGTGCCTTCAGTGCAGCCATGGTTCACTTCCTCGCGTTGCGGTTGAGCAGGTCTCTGGCGTGGAGTTCCATCATCTGAAGATCATCCATCATCGCAGGATCCACGGTCACATCGAACAGCGGCGCCAGGTGGCCAAGGATCACCCCGTAGTCGAGCCCCACGACCCCGCTTGACGTCGCCCGCCATTGCGTCATGCTCCGCTGAAACAGGTGCACCACCGGCCACAGCTCCGCCCATAGGTGGTGATTCCGCGGCGCCAGGTGGTGCGCCTCAAGGATCACGCCGAACCGCGCTGCATCGGCTTCTGCCTGCGCCGTGTCACCCTTGGAGCGGAAGAGGTGATCCACGGCGCCGATCAGTTTTTTACCCGGGCCTTGTCGTGCGCCTCGAAGAACGTGGTGACCAGCACATCAGCGACGGTCGCCACCTCCAGCAGCTGCGCCTTTGCCTCCGGTGTCACCTCCACCGCAGACCCGTCAGGGTTGGTGATGCCCTCCCATCCGGCCAGGATCTCATCAGCGATCGCACGGGTGGGGATGTCGTCGATCACCTCGTTACGGCTGGCTGCCGCCTTGATCGCCTGGTACTGCAGCTGCACGGCATCCATGCGACTCTGTGGCAGCCGCCGGTAGATCGCCTCGAACTGATGCGTCCGCACCCGTCCGCCGTCCTGCACTTCCCGGATCGTGATCGGCCACCGGAAGGTAGGGGTCTGCTCAAGAACGAATGCCATGCTCAGGTCAGCGCCAGGGAGAACGAATCGTTGCCGGTGTTCGGCAGCGCGCGGAACGGAAGGGTGATGTGGGTCACCTGATCCGATTCGTCCAGCGTGGGCGAATCAAACGCGCACTGCGCAGCGGTGAATGTCACGATGTTGCCGGGCGTGGCCCCATGCACCCAGCTGATGGACCCGGTGGTCTGGTTGCTGGCGATCGTGAGGAAGTCCTTCGTGGCGAAGGCCGGCAGTTCGATCGTGATCGATCCGGTCGGCTTGGCCTCCGTGATCCGCACCTGCTTCGTGCACCCGGCCTTCTGCTCGAAGACCATTTCAACGCCGAGACTGAACGTGAAGGCTGTCATGCACGCGGAGAACCCGTGCACGCTCACCGTGGCGGTGTTGTCGGTGTTGACGATCAGCGGCGCCGCCTGGGCGGTGTAGGCCGGGGTGGGCAGCGACACGGCTGTCGGGGCACCGTAGATGCCCATCTGATCGAATGCGAGCGTCGGGATCTCACCGACCGACAGGCTTAGCTCAGCGGTGCCGCGAACGCCGACGATCGCCTGCTCGCTGCCGTTGTCGGCATAGAACTCGCAGGTGTAGGAGCTGAACCCGCTCGACACCGGCGAGTAGGTGACGCTGGTGGAGCTGACGACCGCCTCAGCGCAGCCGGCTGCCTTGAGCATCGGGCCCCATCGTGGGGCGGTGCCAGCGGTGCCGCTGCCGGCCAGCTCGACCGTGGCCTTCACCGGCACCGATCGTTGCGCCACCACACTGGCCCGGTGGCCCATGTAGGCCTGGATCGTCTCGCGTTCCACCAGCTCCAGCGCCAGTGGTTCGATGTCGAGCTCAGTGAACAGCAGGGCATCACTGGCCGCTGGGCTGCTGTTGGTGCCGTAGGTCGATTCAGCTTTGACCAGGGCGAGACGATTGCGCCAGATCGGCATCGGTCAGTCCTCGGGGGTGGGGGCGGGTTCGGGGTCGGCGAGGTCCGGCGGCGGGGCCGTGCACGCTGGGCAGTCAGGCTCCGGCGGTGCCGGCTCCGGCATCTGGGTTTGCTGGACGCATACCCACTCGTTGCCCTCCAGCTCGTAGGAGCCGCCGGTGGATGGCAGCGGCGGGGCAACAGGGCCAGCCATGGGGGAGACGGTATCTGTGGTCAGTCTAGGGGACCTGCGAGACCTAGCCATTTTCGAGGTCACTCCCGAGGGTGCGGTAGCGGATCGCGTACGTGTTGACTTGCCAGAGGGAGAGAAGGTCGGCCTTGTCACGCTGGAAGTCGGTGCCGGTCGGCACGATGTCGATGGCCAGGTTGTTCAGCGTGCGATCAGCCATCAGCAGGGCATGGGCTGAGACGATGATGGGATCCGCCAGCTGCTCAGGGATCGGCCCGCGGGTGTGCACCACGACGGCGAGATCCAGGGTCCAATCGAGCTTGCAGGTTGAGTAAGGCTGGCAGCGATCAGCGATCGGCTCAATGACCAGGGCCGGCGCCTCATCGCGCGAGAACGCTTCGACGCGGCTGCGGTAGACCGTGCCGATCCCAGCGGTCGGGGCCAGGGTGGTGGCGATGTGGGCGAGGATGCCCTCGCGGCGGCTGCTCATGGTGTCACCTCGTTAGGGGCCGGCTGCTGACCGGGCTGCAACGCCGCCACGAACTCATCCGGCAGTCGATCAACCTGTGCCTCAGCCACGATCGCGGCCAGTGCGTCAGCAGGCATCGCAGCGGCCTGCAGGAACAGCGCCCATGCAGCGGCGAACGGCAGGTAGTTCTGCCGCAGGCGGGCCTCATCCATGGCGGCGGGGAGGCTGGTGGTTGCGGGCTCGCCCTGGTGGGTGGTGCTGGAGCGTGCGGCAGCCATGGCGGTGGCCATCGGGGGGTAGCTGAACAGCCAGCCGGCGAACGTCAACCAGTCGGGCGGGGGCAGTGGCGGGGGCGGCTGCGGCTCCAGGCGCCAGCCGTAAATCACAGTGCCGTTGAGATCATCGGAGTCGGGATCGGTGATGCTGACGACCGGCGCAGCGGGCACGGGATAGTGCGCTGCGGGGTCGTGGCTTGTTGGCGCCGGCTCGCGCACCACCGCCAGTACGTGATATTCCTGTCGGTCGAGGCCCAGCACAGGCGCATCATCGGGCCGGGGGTAGGGCCGGACCTGCTGGGTGGCGATGTGATACAGGGCGCGGGTCATGGGATGGCGGCGGCGAACGCTGCGACGAGGGCTGTCACCCGTGCGTCGAGCAGGGCGAGGTTGAGGGATTCGCCGATGGAGTAGAAGGCGAGGCGGGCGTTGGTGTAGAACTCGGGTGTGCCGTTTGTGTTACGCGCAAAAATAAAGAGATTTATGGCTAGCGGTGTTTCTGAGTTGCTCGCTACGCTTGTATTTGAGCCCGCAAACCTTACAGTGTAACTGCTGCTACTGGACCGAGCGTGAGCAAGGAGCCCAGTGGCTGTAGACGTATGGGATGAGGCGGTGGCAGTTCGATTGCGGAAGAATGGGCCAATGCCCATGGCGTTGACCCCGGTATCACTACCAGCGGCGCCTCTGACCGCCATATAGGCACCCGCGCTGCCAATTTGAGTTGCATAAACAGCGTTGTGGTTGCTGTTCTGCGGATCAGCATTGTTATTCCGGTTGCTGTTGAGATACTTCGTGCTTCCATTCCCCAGAAGCCCCGTCTTCCGGTTGTAATCCCCCGCGACAAAGTTAAAGTTCGTCGGCGCTGTTCCCACCAGCGGCACCAGCGAGCCAGCCAACGTGCGGGCGCCGGAGAGGATGCAGCTTGCCTTGATGGCGTTCCAGATACCATCAGCCTTGCAGCCAACCACAAACGCATTGATGGCGTCTTTCACGCCGGTTTCTAACGACGCACCATCAGCGGTTTCAACGGCAGTAATATATGTCTGCGCGTCGGCGTCGTATGCAACGCCAAACCTGTAGGAGTTAATCAGCAGCATCACACCCTCCTCAGGTAGAGCCACACCTTCAGGCCCCTGCCCTTGATCGTGGCGCCCACTTGATCAATGTCGATCGTGATTTCGGCATCATCAGCCAACGCTGAATCACTGATCACCGCTGGCACCGCTGCCGTAACGCTGGTTTTCTCGCTCGCGTCAATGCTCAGCTTTGTGCTCAGCACCGTGGTGCCTTCCTCGTTCATATCCACCACCAGCGTCGAGCCAGTCGGTGCCCTGTTCACGTTCGCCCGCACTGCCGTCAGCGTCGCCGCGAATGGCATCCGAAACGTGACCTTCGCCGTGCCATCGGTGAGGTCAGAAGTCTCATCAGAGCAAGCGATCCCCAGCACGTACTCGCTGGCAATCGTGGTGCCAACGAGCGTGATACCAGGGCCCAACGTCGCATGGGTCAACTTCCCTTCTGAGTCGTCCCAAAACAGCAGCCGATCCCCGCCGGGGTCGTCCGCCTGGAGCTCCTGGTTCGACAGATTGAGCACGTCGGCAACGCTGGCGGCGAGGGTGACGTCGCCCGTGTTCGTGCCCGAGCTGGTGCCAGAGAACGTGCCCGACTGCGTGGCCAGCGTGCCCAGGCTGGACTCCAGCGCATACTGCGTGTGCGGGTCGGCTCCTGCAACGTGCGATGCCACCGCCGACGATGCGGTGCCTGCGGGATCTGCTCCCACATCCGCCGCGCTCGGCATCCCGTGAACGTGATCCGCCCGCGCCAGCGTGGTTCCGGTGCCCACCGCTGCGGTGCCCAGTGCTGCCGGGGTGGTGCTGCTGATCGTCGCCAGGCCCGCGTCCGTGGTCGTCGCCACTGGCAGCACCACATCCGCACCGGTGCTACTGGCCAGCGTCCGCGTCGCGGCGGTGTAGGTGAGATCCGTGCCCGGTGCCAGGTTCGCGATGTCCTGTGTCGTCGCGTCCTTCGTTGCGCCCGCCTGATCCATCGGCACGCGCTCCGTGCCGCTCAGTGGCGTCGTCGCATTCGGTAGCCCTGTGATCGTCGTCGTCATAGCGTCACCAATGGATCACCGGCCAAGGTTGTAATGTGCAATCCAGAAAGGGTGATGATGTTGTTAGCGGCCACGACAGTCTTCGTCAGCAGGATCAGGCAGAACACACCATCATCAATCATCAGCGGTGCCTCGCGCACCTGATAGCTGTTCGCTCCCACGGTCATCGTGTCGCCGTAGGTGACTTCCCCAAACTTCGACGTCTCCGCCCTCAGCAGGTATTCATTCGTGATGACGCGACCATCGGCCACGTACTCACCGGGCATGTCGAGGATCCCCAGTCCCGTGATTCCATTCGCAGTCACGGTGACCCCGAAGTCATTCAGGAAGCTGGTTGGATCCTCGACGAATGCCATCGGTCAGCCTCAGCCGTACTTCTTCAGGCCGTAGCCAAAACAAGTGACGTTGCTGGATGCAGTGCCCGTCTCAGCAGTGCAGCTCAAGCGGATGTACCGCTTTAGGTCATTGCTGTTCAGGGTGATCACCTCCTTTGACGCAGCGTTGGCGATGGCAGTGAAGCCGCCACCAGTGGCTGCGGTATAGGTCGAGTTGTCGCTCGACTCTTCAATGCGGAAGGTCAGGTCATGGCCGGAACCGGCAGCGGTGCCGGCGAGGATGATCTGGACGTCGCCTTCATAGTCCTTGATGTCAACGCCGGTTTGGTTGCCGGTGCCGGTGATCGTGGTCGTGGCGAGGAGGGTGAAGTGCTGGAGCTTGTCCAGCGTGAGCTCATGTACTGCCATGGGTCCGGGTGCGGGGTTTGCGGGGGCGAGGCCGTTCCTCGGCCTCAGGGGTTGATGTGACCGGATCCGGCGCCATCTCCGCCTTGCCCATGCCCAGCAGCAGCCGGGCATCGGAATCGGACACATCAATCAGATCACCGACCCGGGCGGGTCGGCCGCTGATTGAAGTCTGGCGCAGGATCCGAATGAACATGATCAGAGGGTGTTGTTGCCGCGGCAGAAGGCCTCAGGATGCCGGACGGCGAAGTCCAGATCCTGCAGGGCGATCACCCGCACGCCGCCGGAGGTGGCCAGGGCTGCGGTGTCGACGGTGAGGTCGATGCCAGACCACAGGCCCAGCAGCAGCTGGTTCCACACACCGAAGAACACATCACCGCTGGCGACCTGGTTGGAGCGCACCACCGGGTAGCCGTTCACGGTGCCGCCGGGCTCCAGCACGAACTGGGCTTCAGACCCGACCTTGCTCGTGGTCTTGAATGCACCGAACCGGGTGGAGTTGGTCAGGTACTGCATGGCGCCGATGTCGGCGTTGTCAGCATTGACCTTTGTCTCCATCGAAACCAGCTCGACGTAGGTCGGGCTGTCGGCGTTGAAGTCCTCGGTGTTGATCCCCGTGGTGAACTTCAGGCCCTGCGGTTCGCCGCTGGCACCCAGGCCGTACAGGCCCACTCGGTCAATCTCAAGCGCCAGGGTCTCCACCAGGTCGGCCCGCACCATGGTCTCAACGTCCAGCGAAGACTGGAGCATCAGACGCCGGGTGAAGTCGACGTAGGCCCCGCAGGTGCGGGGGGTCATCGTGACCTGATCGACGGTCGGGTTCGAGGCGGTGGGGGCGCCGCCCTCAGCCAGCCAGTAGGCGGTACTGGAGCCGGTCTTGCGGGGGATCGCCACCGGGCCCTGCAGGCCGGTGAGCGTGGTCATGCCAAGCGTGGTCAGCGCGAGCCGGTTCCGCAGCTGCTCGATGAAGCTGCCGGGCCTGGCGTCGGTGAACACCAGATCACCGGCGGCAGATGCGGAGCTGACCTGCAGATCACGGCGCAGCACGTCATGGGGCACCCACATGCCGCGGGCCTGCTGGCCGGTCCGCTGCTCCACAGCAGCCGAGCACTCGCGCTCGAAGGCCGCGGCATCCTGGGCGGCACGGTCGCCGGGCATCAGCTGGGCACGGATGGCCTTCAGGAAGCTGAACTGGCGCACCTCCTTGTCGGACAGGCCGATGTCAGCCGAACCGCCGGAAGCGATCGGCCGGGCGGCGGGGGCCGCAGGCTGAGCAGGTTGCTTCGCGCGCTGGCCGATGGCGGCGAGCACATCGCGCATGGCCTCGGTTTCAGTGGCGCCGCGTTCGATCAGGCCCTGAGCCAGATCGTCGGCGCCGTGCTCACGGCAAAGGCTGGTGATGCCGGCGACGCGGGTACGCTCATCGGCCGCAGCCTGAGCCCGCACCGCCTCGATGTCGAGTTGGGGTTCCATTGGTTGGGGGGGTAGGGGGTTGGGTGCGGCCGGGGCCGCCTGGTCGTCGTCGAGGCTGCGCCCGATCCCGACCGATTGGTCAGCCGGCACGCTCACGATGGACACCTCATGGGCTTGCCATGAGGTGGCCAGGATGCCGTCCTGGCCGTTCGCGCGCATCGGCTGTGCATCGGCGATGGAATAGCCGACCGACACATTCCGCAGGATGCCGTCACGGATTTCCCCGTACTTCTCCTCAGCGAATGCACTCCGGCTGAACCGCACCGCGACCATGCCGCGGCCATCGTCCAGCCATGCACGTTCGACCACTCCCAGCACACGATCAGGGTCGTGATTCCAAAGGAGCGGCGCGCCATCGTTCAGACGGCTCATGTCGAGCGCACCCTCGGCATGGCTGAGCACTTCAGGGCCGAACCACCGATCAACCGGCGCCTCAGAACTGAACGAAAACTCAAGCGTCCGCCGATCGTCGTCGTCGGGCTTCATGCCACGGGCGGCGGTCGCATAGTCGAAACTGGCGACGCGCCTCAGCGGTTTGCTGTTCAGCTCGCGCAGTTCCATCAATCCGTGCACAGGTTGTGTCTCCACTGTAGCTGTAGCTTCAGACTTCAACCCACGATCATCCCGCGCGGCCTTGATCCGTGCCGCCTTCGCATCGGCCCAGGTCTGGCCGGGGTCACCACCCCAGGCTGCCCATGCCACGCGGCCTGGGCTGGGGTAGCCATCCTCACCCGGGCTGAAGCCATCGCCGGCCTTGTCCACCTCATGCCTGGCGAACCATGCCGCCATGGTGATCACGGTGTCTGGGCTCAATTCGTCGCCGCTCAGGATCTGGCTGGCGCGGGTTGCGGCCACCTCGGTTCCGCCGGGTTCGCCGTCAACCTTCCACGCGCGGTAGCGCTCGGCCTCGGTGCGCATCCCATCGGTCGGCATCAGGTCGATGGCAGTCCCGTTGACGTTGGCCATCAGGTGTCGTCCTCAATGTCGTCGCCTTCCGCCAGATCCTCGGCCAGATCCTCGGGGGTGTCCTCCACCTCACCCGTGCTGTCGCCAGACTCAGCCGCCGTGTCATCAGGGCTGTAGGGATCCTGGGGGATGATGCTCCCCGGTGGCCGCGCCTGGGTCAGTCCGGCGCCGCTCACCTTGCCAGGGTCGATATCGAGCGTGAGGCCCAGCTCCTGCGCACGCTCACGCTCAGCCGCCAGCGCCACCAGCAGATCCTCAAGGTCTCCGCCACCGGCGGCCACGACGTCCGCCTGAGTCTTGAATCCGCACCTCACAGCCTCCTTGTAGGCAGACACCTCCTTGGCAGGATCGACCCATTCCCACCCGCGCGGGAACCACTTCGCCGCCTCGTACCGCTCCGGCATGACGTCGTAACCAGGTAGGGGCATGGCGCCGCTGCCGACCGCTGCCGCCATCCACCGTTCGAACACCGGCCGGAGCAGGTGATCAATCAGATAGTCCTGCAGCGTCTTCCATGTCTCCCGATCCTCCAGCAGGCTGAGCCGGCTGCTGCTGTAGTTGCTCTGGCTGAAGTCCCGCGAGATCGTTTCGTAGCTGCAGCCGATCGCCGCCGCAACCGCCCGCAACATGCCACGCATGAAGGGCTCAAACTGCCCATCCGGTGCGTCGAGCTGCGGCACGTTCACCGATTCGCCCGGCGCCAGGTACTTGAACACGCCCGGCTCGAAGTTGCTCACCCGCTCATCGTCGAACACCTCATCAGCGTGGAGCTCGCCCTCAGGGCTGGTGATGAATCCCATCAGGCTGGAGCTCGCCCGCGCCCGCACAACCTCCGCCTCTTCGTACCCCGCCAGGTGGTGCAGCCGCTTCACCGCTGAGCTGAACCACGGCACACCGCGGGTCTGCCCCGGCCGTTCGGTCACATACAGGTGGATGATCTCCGATGCCGGCACCTCCTGCGTCTGATATCCCACCCCGTTCACCATGTCGCCAGGATGGCGGGTGCGGAACGCATAGGACACTGGCCGGCCCCAGCGGTTGACCTTCACGCCCATCCGCCACTCGCTTCCATCAGGCAGGGGGCCCAGGCTCTTTCCCTCGTCGCAATAATCGCTCTCGATGATCTCCAGCCCGAGGGGCACCCTGCCGCCGCCGAATGCCTCCGGCACAATCCTGATAAACACCTCACCCGATTCGGCCATCGCCTGAATCGCCAACCGGCAGATCTCTGCGAACGACAGCCGGCCCGCAGCGTGGCACGTCGTCGGCCGGCACCAGCGGATCCACTCGCCTTCGATCATGCTGTTGATCCGTTGATCCAGCCGGCCGCTGCCGCGCTGCATCATCACCCGGCCCTGCATCCGAATGCCCCGGCCAACCACGTTCGCGCCGATCGCCCGCAGCGCCTGGCGTGCGTAGGGGTTGTCCCGCACCAGCTGGCGCGCGCGGTTCCGCAGCCGCACCAGGCTGCCGTCAATCTCAGCGTCGGCGCTGGTCCCGCTGGTCACCCAGTCCGAGGTCAGCCGCGACATCAGCGCGCCCTCGTAGGCCCGCCGGCCGCGGCGGGCGCCTGGTGCCACCGTGGGCGGTGCCGGCTTCGACCGCTTCCGCTTCGCCATCAGCTGAACCTCACGAACAGATTGCCGGGATTGCCCAGGCCCTGGGCAACCTTCTCGGCCGCACGCTCGCGCGCAACAATCGCCTTCAGCTGCGCCTCGCGTTCCATCAGCTGGGCGAGGTCGATCTTTGTGAAGCTCCGGGATCCGATCGTGTACTGCTTTGCGCCACCCGAGATGATCGACCGGATCGCCGCCTGCACTGCCGCCAGATCCTGCTCAGCCTGGCTCTGGCCATTGAATGCACCCGGCGAACCCGCGTAGATCAGGGATGGCTGCACCAGCAGCATCCCACTCCCGACGGTGATCTTCGTCGCGCCGCTGCTGATCACCGATTGCCAGAACCAATCGCCCGCGTTGAATGCCTCGGTGGTGGTGGCACTGATCGCCATGTCCCATCCGCCGTCTGATCGT